ACTACTGAAAGTGCTGTTGCACTAACATTCGTTGCTGGACAAATATCAGTAGCATCACCTGAACCATTTCCAATGGAAATAGTAGTGGTGCTTGAACTTGTAAACAACGATTCAATTATAAGTGTAATACCTATAATTTGACTTTTCGCAGGAATTATAATTCCTAGCGCTGTCGCTGTAGTGGTTGCATGAGTCAGCTCTGTATCTGCTGATTGTGACATGACAACTGATCCAACGTTCTTGACATTTGAGCCAATAGTTGTTCCAGTTGTGTTATAAATATTTCCAGCCTTAATTGGACCAGAAAAGGTTGTTGTGCCCATATTATCCTCCTAGTTTTGATGAACGTAGTCTCTAGGCCGTCGACTATACTCGTCTACGTTCTTTTAAAATTGTATAGTAGCTAATCTATAACCCTTTTTTGAAAAGAGTGCAAGGTATCCTTAGGGAAAAAATTGATTTTTGATAGCGCTTAAGTGGCTATCGAAACTTCAGGCTTGGATGCGTTTATTTTAGTAAGACGCGTGTCTTCTTCAAATTCTCGAGCAATGATCTGCTTTATAACATCCTGGATCTGTTTATTTATCTCGATCATACGAATGTTATGCTTCCCTGACTTCAGATGCTCGTGTTGCCACGCGAGTTCCAAGGACTTTTTCATGTTGTACAGGTCTTCCGTCATTTATAACCTCCTCATAGGTTATCCATTTACCACGGGTAAATCCATCAGATTCGAACTTTACATCATTTTTTCCTAGTTTGTCAAGGATTGATTTCTCGACACTTTCCTTAGTGTCTTCTGCTAGGAGATTAAAATCGGCAAAATAGCCGTCGTGATAAATTTTTACTCGAAAGTTTTTCATATGTTTCTCTATCTTTATAAGCGAAATGAGGCCGTTTTAAGGCGGCCTCACTTCTAATGTTTTCTTTACGCTCCTGGTGAACTAAAGATACCTCTAGGGTCGGATACTCCAAATGAGTATCTTTCTCTAGCTTTGTATCTAACGTTGCCAGTATCGAAGTCGCCTTCCATTGCAGTTGTCAATGGTGCACGATTGAACATTTTCATACCATTCGGTACGTCTGTAATGATATAGAACGCGTCAGTATCAGTTAAAAAGTTATTAACTCTATAACCTTGAGGGATTGCTCCCATACTTACGAGTGCATTGATATCGTTATCAGCTGTTCCCACTCTGCCTTGAGATTTAAATAATCTTTCAGCAATAAATTGCGAATTTGACGGAATTATTAATTTCGTCGGTCTTGCCGCAATTTTAAGTCCTCGCTCGTCAGTCATCGCAGCGATGTCTATAACAGACTGCTCCAATGACGTTTCGTTAAGATCTGCAGCCGTAGTAAGCGTGTTCGCGAACGAACCTGCTACTGTAGGATGGTCTGTAGTAAACAAATAAGAAGCGTCGCCTGTTTTAAAGGTGCCATATCCAGTAATTAATGGATTGACTGCTTTTACTTGTTTCGCATTCGACATAGATCTTGCTAAAGCTTTTGTATAACGAGAAGCGATTCTATCGTAGAGGTTATCTTCGATAGCTTCTTCTGTTATCGCAAATGCTAGAGCGATTGTCTCATTAGTGTAACGTGCTGTAAAAGTTTCTTGAGCTTCGTCATATGATATGCCTTGCCCTTCCGCTTTTACATCGGCGTTCGCAAATCCTGATAACATAACTTCCTCTTCGAAAGCTCTGTCAGAAGATTCTTGAACGTATATTTCAGCATGTTGATTTTCATACCGTTTGTATTCCAGACCAAATAGTGCATTTAGGCCTGGCTCTAGTTCTTTAACTAGTTGTGCTCTTGATATTGCCATTTTCTATATACTCCTATTTATTATGATTGTAATTCAATCAGGTTTAGAACAACTACTACGGATGTGTAAGCAGCAGTCAAATCCGAATTTGACGGATCTTCTGCTGTTCTTAACAATCGCCATGTGGCTGCGTCCGCACTTGTATCGCCAATATCTAGAGTAGATGAAGACTTACCAGTAGTTGTACTACCAGCAGAAGCATTCATGTCATACGTTTCTAAATATCCAGCTTGTGCGAGCGTGTCGTCAGTTGATACTACATACAATTGTTGTGGGTTATCGTATACGAAAGCAGTTATGTCTTCTGAATTCGCAGGGGTTACTTGTACATAATGATTCGACCATGTCGGCTTCAAAGTTGTAGCCGCATTGTAGAAGATTCCATTTAGTACTCCCAAAGTAGGATTGTCTGCGGTCTGTTGACCTTCAGTGACATATCCTGCTGAGGAACTAACTTGCCCACCACTATATATAGTGTCGCTGTAATTTGCATCGATAAAGTACTTACCTTGTCCTTGTGTGGACGGCGTGGAACCTAACGTTCCTGCCGCAATAAGTCCAAAACCTTGCGTGTTACTATTTGCCATAGTTTGTTACTCCTATGTTTACAGTTTTACCTGTAAACGGTTGATTAAATCGATGATAGGGAATTGGTTGTTATCCCGAGAAAACTAGGTCTTCTTTGTACCACCGAAGGTTACACGAGATTGCCTTTCAATATTGATAGGCATCCTCTTATCCTGCTCCTTCATAAGATCGTGTTCTACAGCGTCGCTCCGAGCTTTATGCTGTTGTAGCATATATTCTTCGCGTTGCTTCGCAATCTCTTCTGGTACCTTTGCAAGCAAAAGGCCACCGACCCCTATTACCCCCTTGTATCGTCCTTCTTCAAGAACGGGATAGTCTGAACTATTTTTGACTTCTTCGGCACGAACTAATTCATATCCTTCTCTTAAACGTCCAGATATGTTTTTCGTATCGTGAAACCCAACAGTTTCAGCTCTAATCCATCTGTACCTGAATCCTTCAGGCGCAGGAGGTGCATCTAGAGATGATGGAGGAACCCACACTTTTGGTCTTTCAGATTTGGACCGTGTTTGGTTCGCACGAGGTGTTTTGTCTTCTTTTTTCATATTACGCTCCCTTCGTGTTTTTTATTTGTTTTGCGTAGTCTTCGAGTGGCACTCCTAATTTTTTCGCAATAGCGACCTGAGAGGAAGTGAGTCTCACAGTTTTGCGACCAGGCTTCACGCTTCTTTTTGCAGAAGCGACCGTCTGAACGGGCGTGGTCGAATATTTATTATCACTTGTACCAAATTTATGCGGAAAGTCAACACGAATTCTTTTATCTACTTCAGCATAATATTCATCGGATTTAGGGTCAAAACCTTCTTTGTCCACTAAATCTTTATGAATTTCGAACGCAGTAAACGTCATAGCTCGATCTTGACCGAACCATGTGTTTCTTCCAGCCCAAGCTTCAGCTTGTGGATCAGCAGGAGGTACTTGAGAAGAAGGTTGTTGAGGTTCTCTCACATCACCAGGTGTAACTGGTGCTTCTTCCGCACGTACTTCTTTGCTTTGTTCTAATTTAGCATTATCAAACGCTAAAGTAGCGATCTTTTTATTCGCTTCGACTTGTGCTTTAGCATCACCAGATTCAATGGCTACGGCCAAATCTTTTTGGGCCGAATCCATTCCTTCTTTGATGCTTGACTCAAACTTTTTAATATATTCAGAGTCTGCTCTAACAAAACGTTTTTCCAACGTTTGTCGACTTGTTTCAGCCGCTCTTGCATACTCCGTAGCTGCATCCCGCTGTCTTTCAGCTTCGCGCATCTTACGAGTAAGTTTTGCAATACGAGACTGAACACCCTTGCTATATTCTTCAAGTTGTTCGTCGTCTTGTTTTTGTTCTTTTTTAATTTCTTTAACGGTTTCTGTTTCTTCTTCCTTGGCTACTGGTTCCTTTTCTGTCTCTTTCGTTTCTATGACAGATTCATCTTTGGGTTCGGGTACGTCTACATCGACCGCTGGGCCAGATGTATCGATATCTACCTCTTTCTCGCTTGGTTTCTTCTGTTCTTCTTCGGGCATAGTTTCCTCCTATGGTTAAAATTCATGCAAGAGATCTTCTGGACTCTTGATGGTTGCTAAAATTTCATCGTCATTTAGCAGACGTATTTCCCCACCTTCAATCTTAATTCTGGATCCAGCATATCGGGCAAACATTACCCATTCCCCCACCTTGCACCACGGACCTTCAGGATATCGTTCCTTGTCCTTGTAGCATTGTGGACCCATTGCCAAAATTAGACCGCATTGCGAAGCTACTTGTTGTTTCTCAAGTGTAGAATCCGCTAACACTAGTCCACCTTTGGTTTTATCTTTCATCTTGAAAGGTAAAACTAAAAGCCGCCAACCTGTTGGTTGAGGAAGGTTCTCTTCTTGCCTTTTATATTTTTCTTCTAATGCTGGTTTATTTTTTGGGATCGGTTGTGTCGATGACTGTTCCTTCATTTTTTTGCTCCTGTTTTTCTAGCAGGCTAGAGAGTTCCTGTCTTGTTGCCTCTAAGGCATTTATCTGTCCTATGATATAGTTGTATTTCTCCATATTGTCAATACCTCCTGACGTAACAGATAAAGACAAGGTCTGAAGACGCTGGGTTATAAATCGATTAAGTTGTACAATAGTGCTTTCTAGATCCATTAATCCTTTCTTATGGCTTTATTTTATCTCCGTAAAATGTTTCTAAACTCTTGTTGGAGACTTTAACATCCCCTAATTTACTGTTCATATGACTACCTATATAAGGAGTATTAACCCCTCTAGGTGTTTCTAATTTAGATGTCCAGCCTTGTTTGTTGTTTTTGAATTTTGTTTTAAGACGCGTGGACATTATCTTATGATTTTCCTGCCTGTATTTTTATTATACACAGGACCTCTTTTACTTATTTTTGTACTTCTTCCACCTTCAGCTTTCTTTTCTCTTTTATGAAGTAAAAAATAATCATGTGTTCCTGGTTTAGGTCCACCTTTTTTAAGACCAGTTCTTCCACCTTCAGCTCTTACATCTCTTACTGATTCAGTATCTTTTTTTGCTTTAGCTTTTTTAAGAATTTTTTTAACGGCTCTCCTCACTGAATGCGAAGGTCCTCCAAAA